CTAAGTAAGTTTAGAAGCTCTATCATCCATGAGCTTAGCAAGCTTCTTTATTCCTGAACTCTTTATCCTGTAAATTGTAGTTTTTGACTTTTCTATCTTGTCTTCGATATTCCATATTTCCAAGTGATTGACATAGAACATCCGCAATACTGACCTTTCAAGAGGATCGCTCAGCTTGTCAATGAGTTTAGAAGTTTCTAAACGTTCATTGATTAGATTGGAAAGTCTCTCTTGTATATCTTCTTTCAACTTCAAAACATAGACAAGTTCATTCTCTGTATTGTTCACTCTACTAGTCTGGACTTTGGTTTGTGTCAGAGTTGATTTTTTAAATAGACCTTGTTCTAGATACTGAAGTTCTAACTGCAAACTCTGAATCTCTTTATCTAACCATCTAATACCTTCTAACTTTGCTTTTACTTGCTCTGGTGTCATGCCTTAGCCTCCTCTTGTGGTATAATAAATCTATCTAATCTATACCAAGGAGTCAGTCGCAAGGCTGGCTTTTTGCTTGCTTTTCTCTCTTTTTCGGTATATACTTGATATATACAAGCAAAGGAGAAAAGAAATGAATACAGTAAAAACCCGTAAAGTTGGGAACTCTCTGACTGTGACCATTCCCAAGGCGCTAGATGTCCCAGAAGGTCAAGAAATGGTCGTTTACAAGGGTGCTGATAATGTGATTGTCCTAGCTCCAAAGATTGCAGACCCATTCGCTGAAGCGGCTGATCTCCGTATGGAAAATGACTTTGAAGGGGTGAGACTACTTGACAGTGAAATCTAACTATATCCCAGAAAAGCAGGATATCATCTGGATAGACTTTGATCCATCTGTCGGGCGTGAGATCCAGAAGCGCCGCCCTGCCGTGGTGGTATCTCGAAAGGAATACTCAGAACGCACGGGTTTCGTTGCCGTCTGCCCTGTCACGCATGGCCAGAAGAAACTAGAAAAGCTAGGCTTGCTGGTTCCTGTCCTGTCCTCTGAGGTAGACGGCTCAGTAAATCCGCTCCAGCTTTACACCTTCGACTTTAGAGAACGCCAGGCGCAAAAAATTACCACCATGGACACACCGAGCTTTCAGAAGGTTGTTCAACTCTATAACTTCATCTTTGAAGCATAAATCGATCAAGCTGAGGCGGAGCGCCTTGGCTTTTTGTATTTTAGACGACTGGCGGGTTATGTCCATAATTGTCCATGTTTGAAAGCATGTTGTAAACAGATAAGGCGAGATATTTGTTCCTTCTCTGCTTGATAAATGACAAGGGATATTTTGCATTTTCTCTATGTTCGCTCGGCTTTGATCACGCGCAGCATAACCTAAAAACTGGTATTTTTTAGAGCTTTAGCTATTCCGTTTAGTTGCCGAGAAGCTACCTCAATCTACCCAAACCAGTCAGCCAAAGACTGTCACCTTTTCTAGTATAGTTCAGGAATTTTTGGTAGTGCTTATAATACCTTGCGCGTTTCATATACTTAGGTCGTTCAGGAAAAGCGTCAAACATATATCCGCCACGTTTAGGACTCCAGCCCGGCTCTACCTTTCTAGCCTCTCTCAGTGCTCTCTCCCAATAGTATTGGCAATCTGTCTTACTGCGGTTCAGGGTTGATTTGTGTATTTTCTGGCATGATCCGCAACCATAAAGTATATGTCGCTTAAGGAGTATTCTGCACCGCTTGCTGCAGATAGGACATAGAAAGAAGTAGCGATAGCCTCCCTTAGTCCCTGGTATTCTATCTAAATCAAAGTAGTCTTTGCCAAGGGTGATCCATAAATTATCTAAGTCTATTTCTAGTTTTTTGCTGTCTAATTTAGCTATACCATGAGAGATATTGTTGATTTTCATAGGCTTTATAAATGTCTCTATGGCTATTGATTTTATAGTTTCCATTCGTTCAAAAATACCCCTATATAGAAAAACCCAAATTGATTGGGTTCAGTAGCAATGAAACCACAAAAAGAGGCAATCCCCCTTTGCTGCTATTCTTCACTGAGTAAGCCGCTTACTACCACATCACGTACAAACTGAGCCTGTTTTTCTTTGGGCAGTTGCAGGGCTTCAAGTAAAGACTCCAGGGCTTGCTTGTCTGTGCTTGCGACTAACTTCTTAATGATATTCTGAAACTGCCCTTCCAGGTACTCGCAAAAATGGATCCGCTGGGCTTGTGTTGGCTGCACTGGTACTGGTGAACTATCTGCAATCAGCAAGAAGCAGGCTTCCGCGATTTGGGCGAATAACTTTGCACGCGCTTCAGGGTGTCTGTATAACTCATAGGCATTTATGCTGGTGTCTTCTGTCCGGAGCTTCTCACCTAGTTCAATCAGTTTAAGCGTATCTGCAAGTTCTACCGGTGTTGTATCGGTCATAAAATCGTCACGTTTGCGATTGAGTTCCTCCAGTTCCTGATCTGCTTGTTCAAAGTATGTTGGTTCTGTCATAGGCTTCCTCCTTATTCTTTATATAGGACCAGTAGCCCCAATGTTGCACTCAAATTCTCATCGTCACCCTCAGTTGCTTCAGTGCATTTTACATCCACAACTTCAACACTTGCCATAAAGTTATTGATTTGAGCTTCGAATTCCTGCAGGCTTTGCTTCTGTTGCTGATAAAATATCTTGATTTTCATTTTTTTTAGCTCCTTTTCTTCAATTTGTTACCTTCTTTAGTGATTTTGTTACCTTCTAGGTAACATACTTTAGCCTTACTGCCACAAGGCTTTAGGTCGTTTTGTTACCATGTTGACCTTCTTTTGAAGTCCTTATCCCTTATATATAAATACTGCTTTTTTCTCTATATAGAGAGTTAAAAAGAAGGTAACAAGGTCAACATAAAGGACATAAAATTAGTAGTATCAAGGCTTTAAGATGTTGACCTTCTTCAAAGCAAGGTCAACAAGAAGGTCAACAAATTTTGTAAAAACCCAGTCGTATCAATGGTTTAGAGCATTATGAGAAGGTCAACATTATTCTTTTTTAGTTATAGCGTGATTTACTCGCCCCAGTTTCGGTCTCTCAAACTCCAACGGATCTAGTTTGTCAAAATCTTCAATCCTAACACGAGCTTTTTTAAGTTGATACTTATTAGGTGTTAACTGTTGTAAGTGTCTTATCGTCTCTTTTCCTGCCCCGTAAACATTTGGCTTAGGTATTCCCATATCTTCAGCATAATGTTTCAGAGATCTGGTCATTATAAAAACAGGCACTACGTCCAGCTCATGCCAACCTTTTTCCATGTATTCATGCTTAACCCATGAAAGTAAGTAGTCATTATCCTCTTGGTATTCTTCTAACAGGTCTTTGACTGCTTGAGGTTCGATAAAGTGAGTAAATGGCTCTTGATTGATAGCTTTGTATAAGGCATATTCTAGGACGTCCTTATTTGCTAAAAACTCGTTTTTTATCCAAGGCTTTTCCTTTTCCCCGTTAAAGTCAGCGTTAAAAGGGACGATCATAATTCGACGATACCAGCCTTTAGTCTTGTTGCCTCCGTTGGGGATATAGTTGCCCGAAAAAATATTAAAGAGCTTAAAAGTAGCCTCAAAAGCTGGCCGCCCTTTTGGATTAACTAGCACGGTGTCCCCGCTAGTGATACTCATTAGATCAGACGGATTTTTTAAGTATTCGTTTGGGGCTTCGTCTCCAATATTGCAAACTTTGCCTACTAGCGTTTCCAAGTTATGCTTTTCAGCAAACTGGGCGGGCTTCAATGCTGATACATTGCTTTCTCCTATCAGATTGATAAGGAAGCGCTGAAATGTCCCTTTACCATTGTTACCGTCCCCGTAGAAGATTGCGAATTTGTTTCGGGTGTGGTTAGGATTGATAGCCTCTAGGATAATCTGCCAAAACAGTGTTACCAGTTCAGTATCATTACAAGCGATTGAGTTTAACCAATCGTCAAATGTCTTTCCTTCCCTATCGGTCGGAACTCGTGTAGGCGCGTGGTAGGCTGTACTGATCTTGCTTGTAATGACATAGTCAGGGCTAAATGATAGTAGCTCCTTAGTTCTTAGGTCAATAATGCCATTCTTGACGGGGACAAGGTTAGCACTCTCCAGCGGTTTCTTAATCTTGGTCAATGTCCTAACCATTAACTTAATCTGTGGCCACTCTCTAGGCTTAATTCTCACGTCAAAAGTCTTACAGAATAGGTTAAACAAGTCATTACTAGCGGTATAGATACCCTCGTCTAAATCATAGATATAGAGTAGGCTATAGTCTGCTATGTTGCTTTTACTGATAAAAGTAAACGTGACAATATCGCTTAGTATTTTAGCAACGGTGAAGGTTTGGGGCATGGCTACCTTCTCGGTAACGTCCCCTGTGGACTCGTTTACCTTTGTTTCAGTATGTTCTGCCCGCCATTCTTCACCAGCCCGAAAGATACGATTTTCAAGCTCCTTCATCGTCCTAGGGGGTTGCTCTTTCTCTCTAACCTCTAAGATTTCACTTTTTAGGTTTTCCAATTCTTCTAGTTCTATGGTTCTACCCTCTCTTTCTAAATTCTGCTCTAGCTATACTGGTAAAAGTACGGTCTAGCTCCTCGATAGGCAACGGGTCAGGCGTCACGCTGTTAGCTATATTTGCCAATTCGTAAGCTGTTTCTATGTCACAATCCACCCACTTATTAAAGAGCAGTCCTACAAAGCGCGTGAGTGCTACATTCCGTCCGCCCTTGTCACCAAGACCATTGAAAAGGGTGTCTATGACCCTCATAGTGATAGAGCGTTGTCCGTTTGTTCTGGGGGTGTAAGGAGCAGCAGTAGTGGTTTTTTTGTTGAGTGGTTCAGTACTCCCCTGTGGTACTGGATAATCTAGACCGTGCTCGACAATTTTTTGATATTCTGCTGGTTCTCCAGTTGTTACCGGTAACCCTTGGAGTTGTGACCAGGTTAGACTAGCCATGTCAAAGGGGATCCCTATCTTGTCAGCAATCTCCTTCACTACCTGCTTATAGGTAGCCTCATTCATCACACCGCTAGGCTTCACCACAAGCCGATAACGGGGGTTTTCTGTGGTGTGTTTTATGGTGGGATACAAAATATAGGAGATGCCAAACAAGGCGTTAGAAACAGCTCCTATGAAGCTCTCAGTTGTTCCCTTAATCTCATCATAATCAAGGAAAATCAAATCCCGATAAATTAAACTTTGATTATTTCTGCGATAGCTGCCGTTTTTTTCTGCAATTATTTTTCCACTTAAGCAGTAGGGCGCTACAGTTCGTTTGTATTCCTCGATATCTGCACCCTCTGGGACCGCCATGGGTTTAAACTGTGCGACATACTCAAACGGCTCTAACTTGCCTTTATATGGCCGGACTAGTGATCCAAATCCTCGGCTTTCGTAGATGGCCATCCTATCGCCCCTTTCTCCGTTTCTTTTTCAGGCGTTTTAAGCGTTTTTGTTCCTCGTGTGTAAGAGGTTTAGGCTGCCTATCTTTATAAATTTTCATATCATGATATTTACCGCCGCCTTGTGCGGGGTGTACGTTATACCTTGCCATTTTCCACCCCCAAAAATTTTAAAAGTTCGCTAACCCTGTAATACACTTTTCTAGCGTCCTCTAGCGGTGGCTTGTATCGTCTTAGCCCAGCCTTTTCCCACCGTTGCAGTGTCTTATATTTTATGTCCAGTTCGTCCATGGCTTGCTGGGCTGAAATTAACCCTGTCAAGCGTGGTTTGGTCTTCTCACGCGCTTCTAGATAGTTCTCCACAAGCTCCAGAACGCCATGAGTTAGCTCATATTCACTTTCTTTGCTGAGACTAAACATTCTGATCAGCTCCCTTCAGCAGCTCTTTATAGCTTTCTAGATCAGCTTTAATAAGCACATCTAGACGCCTTCCCTCTGTGTCATACTGAGCCTTTAGCTCCCTGATACCTGCTAGGCGTTCGGTATCATTAGCAGGGATATAGTAGCCGTTACTTGCCCCACGTTTGGCCACAATGGGAATACCATAGCAAACGATAAGCCGGAGAATATGATCTCGTAAGGCTCTCATCTCCAGTCCTAGTACATTGGCAATATCTCGCCCTGCGCGTGGCTCGTCCGCCCCTACTGGTATCAGTCTTAAAATTCTTTCTTCAAGCTCCGTCATGGCCGCCCTCCTTTCGGTATTTCTCAGCTAGGGCGTCGTGTTCTGAGATGAGTTGTTTTAGAGCGTGGTTAGCTGTATGGAGTAGGGGAAAAGTTCTCTGCCCGTCCTCTGTACTAGCTAATTCTAAAACCTCCAGAATGTCCTTTAACTCTCCGCAAAGCCCTTCATAGTCCACTAGAATATCATTTGTTTTATCCGTCATCCTCTGCCCTCCATTGTTTCAAGCCATTTTTCCATCTTTCTGAGTTGCCGTTTGGTGATATATCCTCGGCGTCTGTAAGCAATAGCCCAGGAGTGAAACAGCTCGGCACATACGCCAGCTAGAAAGAAAAGTAGTAGTGTTAAAATTGCACCTAGTAGCTCGCTCATTTTAATAACTCCCTCTGTTTTTTTATCCTTTCGTGCTTAGATAGGCTTTTAGTTCTTCTGGATTGTCACATTCCAGTAGCTGATATGCCACAGCGTCTAGTTCCCGATACATTACATCCATCTGGTCATATACCTGGCTTAGAAAGTTATTTAGGCAGCTCAATAGAATAGTTCTGTCTGGCTCGCTGTTCATGGCTAGCATAAGACTGTTAGCATATCCTTTTAGAGTATCTACTCTCGTCATAATGTTTGTAGCACGTCGGCCTTGTTCTTTGATTTGCTTAACTGTCAGAGCAACTGTTTGATTTTGGTCTTGTTTTTTCATGGTATTTACCTCGATCTTTTTATGTAATTAGAGTTTTTTTGAATGGTTATTTCTTATACTAGATTTCCTCACGCTCTCCTCGACCAAAATTTGAGCGTGGGGTGATACCAGTTTTAAGAGTTGGCGCTCTCCGTATGGTCAAAGTGTCCTAGATATGCTATAATCTAGGTATAAATCTTTACTAAAACCCTTTTAATAACAGCTTGCCTGCTTGTTTATTATGTTTTAGTGATAGTGTGAAAGGCTTTGCTGATTGGTCTCGGTAAGCCTTTTTTGTTGCTCTCACGCGCCTTGTGGTGCGTTTTCTTTTTGTCTGAAGACCATGGACTTAATATCCTGATAGGTCATGCCTAGGTTAATCATAGCGATAGCCATATCTTCCAAGGCTTGGTATCTGACAAGCTCGGTACTGGTCAGGCTATCGATCCCTGTCAGACCGCCACGCGCTGCCGTCAGTTGCTTTTTATTCATGCCGCTAGTACCTTTTAGCAAAAGATTTGTGATAGTGCTATGCGCGTGCTTGGGAGCTTCCTTCCAGCTTTCTATGCTGTCATGCAAAGTTTTACGTTTTGGCTTCTCTAAAGCACGCTGTAGCTTAAACTTTGTTAGCTCGTCCCGCATTTCAAAGAATGCTTTGACTAGATTTGTCTTGAAGTTTCTAACGGGTCGGGTATTCCCTAGATAAGTCACTAATAAAGTCGCTTGCTGTTCGTTTAAGCGATAGATTTTTCTAGGCCGTCCGCCTAATGATCCTTTTTCAGGTTTATGGATTTCAAATGACAAAACCCCGAAGGTTTCTAAATCTTCTTTGTGCTTATCAATTAGTTTTCTTACTGAATTTATTTCTATTTCAGCATGTTCTGCCACTATTTCGTGGGTTGTATACGGCTCTTTCTTACCGTCCATGTATACTAGGTTCATGGTTTGGCTCCTTTCTACTCATAAACTTCTGACAACTCTTTGTATATGTCGTCTGGTATAGCACGCATTGCTTTCTGCTGCAATTCCACTGCCTTAGTCTTGTCATTGTCCTTGCTTGTATTGGATTCAATAATTCCAGTCAATGCCAAAACTTGCCTAAAGTACAAGTCCATCTTCAGCCGTTGACCAGCCGTGACTTCCTCTAGCGCTTCCTTTTTGCTACGGAGAAGAGTGATTTCGCTGAAATAACCGTCCTCTACTTTGTAATCAATCACTTTACGATAACGCCAGCCAGATAAACGAGCTTTAACGTCTTTCTCTGACCAGGTTGGTAAAGCCTCCAGTATCAAGTCTAGGGTGATGATTCCATTTTTCTCCTGTATGCTTCTCAGCAATTCCTGAGTGAATACTTGTTTTTCCATTGTTTGCCTGTCTACCTTTCTAGCTATAAAATAGTTCATCTATGGTTATATCTGGTTTGATTTTTGCAACCATTGACTTAATCGCTAGGCGTTCTCTGTCATTAAATGGCGTTTTACCTAATTCTTTGTTATTGTATGACTGCAAAGAAATTTTTAGTTTGTTTGCCATTTGTTGCTGAGTCAGTCCCATCATAACTCGGTAGCCTCGTAATTTGCTCATAGATTTGCTCCTTTCTAAAAAACCCCCCTCCATGCATAGATTGAAAGTGTGAAAGGTTGGAGGGGATGCTTGACGTCATTTTGTGACGTATGCCAAGCTTGGTTTTTATTATAACGTCGTTTTTAGACGTTGTCAATAGTTTTTTTGATTTTTTTACGTCACTTTTTGACTTTTTTTAAACATAGGGTTATAATCATCTGTGAAAGGTGTGATAAAGCATGAATAGATTGAAAGAATTAAGACAAGGAAAAAAGCTATCTCAAAAAGAAATAGCTGAAACTTTGGGATTTTCTTTAAGGTCATTCCAACGAATGGAGAACGGAGAAAGCCAAATCAAACCAGAAAAAGCCCAGCAACTAGCTGACTACTTCGGAGTAAGCGTTGGATATCTGCTGGGGTATATTGATGATTCTGAAATATATGACGATGAAGTTGTAGTAGAGCCTGAAAAGGGGATGATTTTAACTTACTCTTTGGAACGTTCTAACAAAAAGCTCCAGGAAAAGATGTTTAAAGACTTCATTACATTTTTCCGTGATAACACTATCTTTGTCAGTGATGAAGAAATTTTATCTCTGTACTCTATGGTGCAGGCTGCCAATCTTAATAATTCCACACCAAGAGGCATACAGTTTACCAATTTAATTTTTTCTGATAATGACGAAGCCAAACAAATAATCGATGATTACTCATTTATTTTCGGTGATGAATTTGCTAGAAATGATTTAGATGAGCAAATTCGCGGATATATCTCTGAAGAAACCAGAACAAAAGAAAAAAGCGAAAAACTCTTGAAAGTCTTGCAATCAGCATATGGCGAACGCGACTACCTAGATTAGTAAGGTTACCATTGGTCAAGGGTAAAGCATATCATATATAGAGAAAATTAAAAAGCGATCAAAAGCATACCACGCGCCACGGTGTTTACAAAGTCATTTTTTTCAGATAGATAAAATGTCAACTTTTGTCAACATAAAACCATTTAACTAAAAACTGTTGAAAGGCTTATAAATACTGGCTTTTCTAGCTTTTGGAGTCTTCAAAAATTCATGTTTTCATATTCTGCGCGTGTTCTCTCGGCGTTCGCTCGGAGTTCAACGCCATACTAGGCTCATAACTCAACTGCTTATACTTTTTTAGAAAGGAACTCATGAACGAATTACAATTCTTGATCTATACCGCTGACAACGATAACGAGACAGCTAGTGTTATCATCAAAGGCGAAACGATTTGGGCTAGTCAGAAAGAAATGGCCAGACTTTTTGATGTCGGTGTTCCTGCAATCAGTAAACACCTAAAAAATATCTTTGAAGAGGGCGAATTAGAAGAAAAAGCAACTATTTCCAAAATGGAAACAGTTCAAATAGAGGGTAGTCGTAAAGTTGTCCGTCAAGTTGATTTTTACAATCTTGATGCCATTATCTCTGTAGGGTACCGTGTCAATTCCCAAAAAGCTACGAGGTTTAGACAGTGGGCTACTTCGGTACTTCGTGAGTACATGATAAAAGGCTTCGCTATGGATGATGAGCGCCTGAAGCAAGGCGAGAACTTGCTGGAAAAAGACTATTTCCGTGAGCTCTTGGAGCGCGTGCGCTCTATCCGGGCTAGTGAGCGCCGTATATGGTTACAGATTACAGATATTTTTGCTGAAATCTCTATCGACTATGACCCACAAAGTACGTTGACTAAACAATTCTATGCGGATGTACAGAATAAGTTCCATTATGCAATTACTGGCCAAACTGCTGCGGAAATCATCTATACGAAAGCAGACCATACAAAAGACAACATGGGACTTACTACATGGAAAAACTCCCCTGACGGTCGCATACTACAATCAGATACCCAAATAGCAAAGAATTACCTAACAGAAAAACAAATCCGTTCCCTTGAAAGAGGAATCTCTAGCTATTTTGATTACCTGGAAAGGCAAATTGAACAGCGAAAAGCTCAGACAATGCAGCAACTAGCCCAAAGTATTGACCGATTTTTGACTTTCCAAGAATACGATGTTTTAGAAGGTCATGGGAAGATCACTTCCAAGGCTGCGAAAGATAAAGCAAAAGCAGAGTATCAACTGTTTAACAAAACCCAAAAGATAAACTCGGACTTCGAAAAACAAATCAAGCACCTATCAGATAAATAATCTGATATCCTCTCAATCTCATTTTTTGACCTAGATTATTCACCCAAAACATGCCACATTTTAAAACGCAATATAAGCCCATTTAAGCGCGTGTTTTCTTTTCTGGTATAATTTGACCGTTCAACTCGTTAAAATCAAAAATAGAGGGGTTCTCGTAACTCCTAGCATGATATAAACCTAATTCAATCTAAAATCTTTTTAATAACAGCTTGCCTGCTGATGGAAAGGTATATCATGAAAATAACAGAAGTCAAAAAGAAAGACGGTAGCAACGTGTACCGCGCAAGTGTCTATCTGGGAGTGGATCAGGTAACAGGGAAGAAAGTAAAGACCAGTATCACGGGACGGACAAGAAAAGAGGTCAAGAGCAAAGCCCAGCACGCGCAGCTTGACTTTAAAGCGAACGGGTCAACTGTTCATAAAACTGTACGGGTGAAGAATTATCAAGAATTGGCTGAGTTATGGCTAGAAAGTTACCGGCTGACTGTCAAACCACAAACCTTCATAGCGACAGAAAGAATGGTGAATAGCCACCTAATCCCAGTCTTTGGAAAGATGAAACTGGATAAGCTGGCCGCTAGTTATATCCAAAGTTTCATCAATGACTTATCAAGCCGCTTGGTTCACTTTGGTGTGGTTCACTCAATAAATAGCCGTATCTTAAAATATGGTGTTTCGCTGCAGCTCTTGCCATTCAACCCAGCGAGGGATATTATCCTGCCCAGGAAGCCAAAGCGTGAGAATAAAGCAATCAGGTTTATCGCTCCGGAGGACTTAAAGTCTCTTTTAGGCTATATGGAGAAGCTGGCATTTAAAAAATACAGTCATTATTTTGATTATGTGCTGTATAGCCTACTGCTTGCGACTGGCTGTCGCTTTGGTGAAGCAGTGGCTCTGGAGTGGTCTGATATTGACTTGGAGAATGCGACCATCAGCATATCAAAGAATTATAATAGGCTGGTGGATCTAGTAGGCCCGCCTAAAAGTAAAGCAGGAATCAGAGTGATTAGTATTGACCGGAAAACAGTCAATATGCTGAAGCTCTACAAAAATAGGCAGCGGCAATTATTCGTAGAAGATGGGGCGCGTGCTCCGTCTGTAGTATTTGCTATCCCGACTAAGGAATATCAGAATATGGCCACAAGGCAAGATTCCCTGGATCGGCGCTGCAAAGAAATTGGAATACCCCGCTTTACCTTCCACGCCTTCCGCCATACTCACGCTAGTTTATTGCTCAACGCTGGTATCAGCTATAAAGAATTACAATACCGGTTAGGCCATGCTACCTTGGCTATGACCATGGACATCTACAGTCACCTATCCAAAGACAAAGAAAAAGAGGCTGTTTCATACTACGAAAAAGCCATAAATGACCTGTAAGTCCACAAAAAGGTGAACAAATTTAAAAACCACCTCATTTCAGAGGTTCACAAACCTTATCAAATCAAGGTTTATAGACGATAAAGGAGAAAACCATGACATTTGAAGAAATTTTACCAGGCCTTAAGGCCAAGAAAAAATATGTGCGTACAGGCTGGGGTGGGGCAGAGAACTACGTCCAGCTCTTTGACACGATTGAGCAGAATGGGGTGGCTCTCGAGGTGACACCTTATTTCCTCATCAATGTTTCAGGCGAAGGGGAGGGCTTCTCCATGTGGAGTCCGACTCCCTGTGATGTCCTCGCGACAGATTGGGTAGAAGTGGATGACTAAGACAGTACTGGTGACGGGAGCTAGCTCTGGCATCGGCCGAGCTCAGGCTCTGACCTTTTTAGAAAATGGCTACCGCGTTTATGGAGTAGATAAGGCCGAAAATCCTGGCTTTCTAAATGAGCTACGTTTTGTCAAGATGGATTTGACAGGGGATTTGACACCACTCTTTACTAGCTTGCCCGAGGTGGATATTCTCTGCAATACAGCAGGTATTTTGGACGATTATCGTCCCCTGCACGAGACCAGTGACGAGGACTGGGAGCAGATTTTTGCACTCAATCTGACCGCGACTATGAAAATCACTCGCTTTTACCTGCAGAAAATGCTGGAGAAAAAGTCTGGTATCATCATTAATATGTGCTCGATTGCTAGTTTTCTGGCTGGCGGTGGTGGTGCTACCTATACAGCCTCTAAGCATGCTCTGGCTGGCCTGACCAAGCAGATAGCCTTAGACTATGCGGATAAAAATATCCAAGTATTTGGCTTGGCGCCGGGCGCTGTCAAGACAGCTATGACTGCTGCAGATTTTGAGCCAGGCGGACTGGCAGACTGGGTTGCTGAGGAAACGCCTATCAAGCGCTGGCTGGATCCTCAAGAAGTAGCTGATGTCAGCCTCTTTCTAGCCAGTGGCCAGGCAGCTGCTATGCAGGGCGAGATTATCAAAATCGACGGCGGCTGGAGTTTGAAATAG